ACGCTCAAGCTGTTTGCGCTTCCCGTGCCCAACAGCGATGGCGAGGTTATCCTGAACCTTGTGTTTAATGACCAGCGCAAGGCAGGATGAGCGGGCGGCTAGTCACTGACGAAATGATGGGGGAGGCGCTGGAATATCTGGCGACCTCCTCCGAACACATTGCGGCTGCGCGCGCCAATCGCATACGCGCAGAGTTCAAGCGCAAGCGCATCAGGGCAAAGCTTATCCTAGAAAGCAACCAGTCATCCGCCATCGCACGCGAAGCATGGGCGGAGGCGCACCAGCTATATCACGAAGCCTGCGAAGAGGAAGTGAAGGCTGTGGAGGCTGATGAGTACGCGCGTGCTGAGCGTAACAAGGCGGACGCCATCATTGAAACTTGGCGCAGTGAAAACGCAAACAGAAGAGTGGGGATGCAGTTTCAATGAAAGCAGAACCAATTGAAATCAGATTGTGGCGCAAAATAAAAATTGCAGGGGAAGATGAATGCTGGGAATGGCAGGCTTATAAGACAAAACAGGGATACGGAGTTGTAGGTTTAAAGTCAAAAACTGCATTGGCTCATAGGGTTGCGTTTGAATTGAAAAACGGGCCTGTAAAAGATGGAATGTGCGTTATGCACATTTGCGACAATCCTTCGTGTTGCAATCCAAAACACTTAAAAGCTGGAACTATTGCAGAAAACAATGCCGACAGACATAGTAAAAATAGATCAAGGGGTGCTTCTCACAAAGGTACAAAAAATCCATCCGCAAGGTTAAAAGAAGAGCAAGTAGTTCAAGTGTACAATGCTAGTGGAACTTTGCAGTCTATCGCAGATAGATTTGGCATTAAAATGCAAACAGTCCACGACATTAAACGCGGAAGAATATGGTCTTGGTTGACGAACGCCAATCACAGGGCGGGACAAAACTTCAGATGACAATAACAGAAACTTCTTTTTTGGAGCTTGTAAAGCTTGAGGCGCAAAATCGTCACGAAAGCCATAAAAATCACGCCACAAACAGACCTCTTTCTGAGGGATATGAATTAATAGGTCTCCTTGGGGAGCTTGAATTTGCAAAACAAACAGGTGTTATGATTGACCTTGAAAGACGCCTTGATGGAGATAAAGGAATTGATTTTTTAGTGTCAGTAAGCCTTAGTGTTGATGTAAAGACTGCAAGAAAAGCACACAACCTAATACATGAAAAAGGCAAGCCATTTGCTGATATTTACGTTCTTGCGCAGTATGATGACCTTTCAGGGAAAACAGACCTTTTGGGCTGGGAGTTTGGCTCAACGTTAAAGTCATCACCAACCAAAGATTTTGGTTATGGAATTGAAAATCATTACATTCCAAAAGAGAAACTTAAGCCAATGTCATCTTTGATTAATAGGATAAAAAGGTGACTGAGGACGTTGGCACAACTGCACGCGGGCATCTGTCTACGCGCCGCAAGCTGGCAATCTGGGAGCGCGAAAAAGGGCTCTGCATGATGTGCGGGTGCCGCCTACAGCCCGGTAGCTTCATCTTTGAGCACGTAAGAGCGCTGGAGCTAGGCGGGGAGGATAGCGACGATAACATCCGCCTTACGTGCCTGCCGTGCGCAGGAGAGAAGACCCGCAAAGACCACAGGAGCGCCGCCAAGGCAAAGCGGGTTAAGGTCAAGCATCTGGGTCTCAAGAAAAGCAAGAACCCCCTGCCGGGTAGCAAGGGGTCCAAGTGGAAGCGCAAGATGAATGGAGAGATTGTTCCGCGCTAATTAATCGTAAGCAATGTTAATTGATCCGTTGTCAAACGTACCAGTAACTGTTGAGATTTGCACTCTGTCCAAAACATCGCTGAGGGTTTTTGAGCCGCCAAAATAGCAGGGCGCTCCACCAGATGACCCACAAAGCGTTCCCGAAATAACCCATGTATTACCGCTAATGTTTACAAGGGTTGCAATTCCGCTGTGAAATGCTGTTGCAACATTATTATTGTTTAGAATGAAAGAGCCTGTGTAAAAAGTTGTAGCACTGCCACCGCCAAAGCTACAAGAACCAGCATATCCAGTTGTCTCTATTCCTCCGCTATCACCAATCTGCATGCGTATATCAGCGCCGCCACTATTGGAAACGTTAGACATAATAAAGCTAATTCTTTTCACACCGGCAGGAATGCTCGTAAAAGTAACTGAGGAAACAGCAGTTGTCGTCTGAGCCGTCCCCATGGTCACTGGGTCAGACCAAGACGGGTTAGCCGCAGCGCCGCCAGTCTTGAGAACCTGTCCAGCCGTACCGGCGGCCAACCTATCCCATGTAGACGCCCCGCGATAGATAACGTCACCCTGAGCCTGACCCGCAAAGGACAGAACAGAACCGTCCACATTTCCCCAGTTTGTAGCCGCGCTAGAGCCGCCAGAAACCAGAACCTGATTGGCAGTGCCGTAGTTGGCCCCATTGACCGCAATAGCGCCTGCCGCGTTCATCTCAAGGGAACTGCGCATAGTGTTGGCGACAGAGCCTGTAGACCCCGCAGGAGCCGTCCTGAAGATGATCCGGCCAGAGCCGCCTGTGCCAGTGCCGTTGAGGGCGTCAATGGTCAGGTTAGGGCCTACAGCGTTTGTGCCTGTACGGGCCGCGCCACGCATTGTGGGGGCCGTTGTAGAGGCGGTGCCATCACCGGAGCCAAGGATCACAGTGCCGCCAGCAATCATGGTGCCGCCGACATTCAGCGTCTTGCCTGTGCCCACCTGAAGGCCGACAGAGGTGCCAGACCCGTTGGCGGTAAACAGGTTGTCAATCAGGGTGAAATCAGTGTTTAGCGTGCCGCCCCAGCCAGTATCAACGTTAGGCGTAGGAAGCGTAAGACCAAGGTTGGCGCTGGTTGTGGGCATTATGTCCTCTTCGCAAGATCAAGAGCGGTTGCGATTGCATCGTCAGGCAGGGAAAGCATATTCGCGGTCTTCTGCGAAAGAAGGGCACGCACACGCTTAACCTCAGCGCTGATGGGATTGGTTTTTACACGACCGCCAGATTTACGCTCCTGACGCGGAACAATCTCAAAGCCAGCTTCTTCTGTGTCTCCAGCCTCACCAGCGCCAGCAATAGCCGCGCGCTGGGTCATGTTGGAAAGACGGTCAAGAACAGTCCTGACAAGCTTGGGCGGATGGCGCTCCAGCGCAGCAAACGTGCGCGGATCGTTGCTGGAAATGGCCTTGAGGATTTCCTCAGAGACACGCGCCTCATATGCGTTTTTGGCCGCCCCAATAAGCTTTTTGGCCGCGTAAAGCGTTCCGGCAGCGCCTATCGTTGTGGCCGTGCCAATTGTTATCGGGTGCTGAATGACATTGGCAACCTGAGGAAGGTTCTGAAGAAGCTTCTCTCCACCAACAGCAATACCAGCACCAACGCCGAAAGCCGTTGGCAAGCCGATGCGCCCGCGACCACCGGGTGTGGGAGCAGCCTCCTGCACGACAGGCGCAACGCCTTCATTGACAATCTTTTGAAGCTGTATCTGGTTGCCAAGGCGTAGCGTAGCATCAGGCCCAAGAATGCTTTCAATCTTCTCGTACATCTTGGGGTTAGAGCCATCAAACCAAGATGTGACTTTGTTGACCTGATTGCTCAGTGCGGCATCTTTGATGTTCGCAAGAAGGCCAACGCGGAACTGCTCCTTCTGTGTCGGGCTGTAACGCGAATATGCCTGCTGAACTTCCCTCAGCTTGAGAGGATCAGCCGTCTTGGCAAACTTGTAGCCCGCCTCAAGGGCGTTGCGCGCACCAAAAACCTCAGAGGCATCATCGCGGATAGCCTTGTAAACAGAGTTACCAGCAGGATCGCGGGCTGCAACTTTGTCCAACTCAGCCCGGAGGGCATTCGCCGCTTCTTTGTAGTCCTTGCCAATTTCACTATCACCAGCATCGTAGGCGATAGAAGCTTTATTGCGCACACCACGATAAACCTGATCAAGGTACTCCAAGGAGGGCGCGTTAAATGGCTGAATGTTTAATTCACCGCGTGCCCCGTAGATTGGAGGCGGCATTTCTCCACGGTTAATCGCACCTTCGGCGCGCTCTTTAATTACCTTCGCAAATACAGGGCGGCTTTCCAGAAGATTTTTGATTTCAGGGGAGAAAACACTCTGATGCTCAGGAAGAGACATAACCCGCTTATAAGCAGGGTCATTTGTTTTCTTGATCAGGTCAATAGCCGCCTGAAACTCATCGCCAGTGGCAATCGGCTTGCCAGCAATATTGTCAATTGTGCTGGCGATATATGTGCCAGTATCGCGGGCACGCTCAGCCATCTGCTGGCCAATCTGAACAGCAGGGGCGCGGTCAGGAGCCTTTGTAGCCGCCTCCTCCACAAGCCCACGCACAGAGGGGCCCGCAGAAAGATCGTAGGCGCTAACAGGCACGCCCTCAGCAGCTAGGCTGGCAAGCTCAGTGGGTGTAGCGCCAGACTGAACACGCGGGCCAAACTGAGTGCGGCGCGTAGGATCAAGGCCACGTATTTTGCCGGTCTCAATGTCTTCAGCAATGGCGTTTGCAATCCTGCGGCGGGCGGCGGTTTCAGGCATGGACATGCCCTTGCGCACTACGCTGCCGGGTCCGACAACGCCCGTGAACTTCATGCTTTCCGCAACAGCCTCAGGACGCACGTTGCCCTGAGCGTCAAACATAGGCACTTCGCCGGTCATAAGCTTGCGAGGAGCCTCAACGGCTTCCTTGCCCGCCTGATAGACCTGACCGGGCAACTGGCTGATCATAAACTCGCCACGCCCGCCTAGCGCCGTGGGAGCCATGTAGCTTATGGCATCACGGATGTTTGCGGCAGTGTCAGATGCGGTCTGACCCCATGTTCTCTGGTCACCGCGCTGCTTAAGCATGGCATTCTTGGCGGCCTCTAGCTCCTCAGGATAATAGCCAAGCTCCTGAGGTGTCTGCACGGGTGCGCCGGTCTGAGGAGAGACCGCCTCAAATCCCATGTCGCTGGGAGAAACAAACCCGGTATCGGGCGCAGGCTGCCCGCCAACGTCCTCAAACCCAAAGTCAGAAGGCTTCAGAAGTTCGTCCATTTTAGCCCCCGTACTTTTCCTGATATTCTTCAGGACTTAAGAAGTAGCGGTCTTCCCGGCTGCCTGTAAACACCTTCACGCTGCCATCGGCGGTCACATACTGGTATCCGGGTTTCAGCATGCTGGACATAGCCTGCCTCTGATACTCAGGATTTGAGAAGAAGCTAGTCCAATCAACTTCTCCTGCGACAGGCGTTGCTGCAATAGAAGCCTGCACAAAGTTACCCGCCGGGTTTTCCTTGTTCCACTCAGCTTCCCACTTGGCAATCTGCTTGCGAGAAAGAGGCGTGTCGCCTGCCTCATCAACAAATGCAATCCAGTCCTGAGCGCGCTTTGCCTCCATATCCAAGAGGCCGCGCATGGTGCCCACAATGAAGCGGTTTGCACCCGGCTCAAGGTTGATATCTCCGTACCCACGGCTAAACATCTCAAGCTCACTGGCGGCAATGTTAGAGCCAATTTTGCTCTTCAAGTCGCCGGTAAACAGGATTTGCGAGAAGATTTTCCGCAATTCCTGTGTGTCCTTTGCTTGCTCAATCAGCTTGGCGTCATTGATCAGGCCAAGAGAGTTGAGGGCCGTCACGAAGTATGTCTTTGTATCCGCAAACTGACCAGTCGGCGTGCGGGCAAGAGTGTCAGCCGCCTGATCCAGTGTGTTCTTTGCGACTTGGAACGTCTGGACGTTTGCCTGAGCGCGCTTTGTCTGCTCACTGGTTGCTTCGTAGTTCCCAGCCGTCTGGAGCTTTGATGTTTCTTCAGCTTGCTGCTGCTCAAGCTTGCCGGGGTAAAGAACGCGGCCTTCACCGGGAACATTGAAGTAACCGCGCTCGTAATCAGCCTTGCGGATTTCATCGGCTTTTTCGCGGTACTGGTTGGCCAATTCAGCGTTTGCAGCCAATTCCGCCTGCTGAGCACGCTGCTCCCAATAATATGGGTTTTGCTGGTTAGGCAACTTGTCGTAGATAGAGCGAAGCTCATCTGCCAAAGGAGCCTCTGCACTGGCTTCTTCGCCTTCAGGGGCAATGCTCTCCACACCCTCAGGCGGCGGCACCTCCAAGGGAACAGCGCCCTCCTCGCCAGTGACTTCCGGTGTAGCGTCCAGTGTCACCTCGCCAAGCCCCGGAGCCTGTGTGGCAGGAGCAGGCTGAAGCTGGCCCATAACCTCATCGCGCTCAGGGGAACCCGGCGGGAATGCATCGTTGATCATGCGCAGATACTGCGGCGGCACAGGTTGACCAAGGGCCATGTAGTTGCGAATAATCGGCAGGATAAGAGCCGCAAGCTGACGCTGAGCGTTACGCTCCTGAACCTCAACGCCCATGCGGCCCGTTTCAGCCTCATAGCCCTGACGGCCAATGTCCGCCTTCTGCTTGGCAAGCTCACGCTCTTGCTGGAGAGCGTTGTAATAGGTCTGCGCGCCAACCTTGCCAGCCTCACCAATGTTAACGCCCATGAAGGGGGAGCGTCCCGCCATCATGGCAAAGCTTGCATTCATCACCGCAGAGCGCGCGGCTGGAGACAGGCGGCGGCCCATGATGGTTTCAATGAGGCTGGGGTTTTCTTCGCTGGCAAAGAGGCGGCCCATGTTGAGGCGGCTGCGCGGGGCTTCCTCAGCCGCTGCAAGGCCTTCTCCAGTGTCATCCGCCATAGGCTCAGGCACGCCAGCAAGACCGGCTTCATCATCCTCTACAGAGCCAGCCAGAGCATATCCATGGCGGCCAATTACGCCGCCGCGCGCATAGTCACCGTTATCAGCGCCATACTCAAGCTCTCCAAGGTCCTTGAAGACTTCGCTCTCCTCAGACGGGCTCAGGCCCATCTTAGCGACAAGTGCCTTTAGGCCGCCAACCTGTTCATCAGACAGAGGCATCATGCTCTTCCAATCTTGAGCAAGGCCCTCATCCTTGAAGGGCGCGGGAGCATCGGGGATGCCGCGTCCACCAGACTGGATTTTGCCCTCAGGGACATAACCCCTAGAGGCATACGGATAGAAGGAAACGCCGCCCTCAGCAAAGTTCTGGCGCTGCATATCAGGTGTCACCACACCGCCCATGCTGGCGGCATTCTCTGTGGCGTCCTTGTAGTCAACCATTTTGAGGCCCTTGACCTCAGTCACCGCATCCGGCTTGCGCGTCTCAACTTCTTGCGCCAGAAGGCCGATTTGCGTCTTAGGATCGCCCTTAAAGTTATAGCGATAGATGGTCTGACCGTCATTCAGCGTGCCAACCGCTTCAATGTTTTCCTTCATGCGCTCATCGGAGAAGATAGACCCGATGGCACCGATAGCGCCCAGAGCCTGAGAGCCCCAAGACGGACCCGGCGTAGATGTTGTAGACGTACCGCCAGCGCCAGCGCCAAGCCCCTGCGCGATGTTGGCGAAGAACTGTGCCTGCTGATACGGGTAAGCCTGACGCTGCATCCACTGCTCATAGGCCGCCTGAAGCTGCGCCTGATCTGTAGCCTGCTGCTGCGCTCCTGCCGCCATCTGGGCCTGTGCGCCCTGTAGGACTGACCCCTGAGCGCCAACGCCCAAACCAGCCAACTGCTGGCCCATGGCACCGTAATTCTGGGCCTGCTGACCGGCAAGCTGCATGGCCTGCCCGTAGCCCTGATTGTAAATATTGGACATGCTCTGGCCGAGCGCGAGGTTCTGCTGGCGGGCCATCTCCGCCTGAGCAATGCCACTCCTGTCACCGCCAAAGGCACCCGCCTGAATAGCGCCGCTCTTCAAGCCAGAACGCTGCTGGCCTGCACTCTCCATGAGGTTGGCCATCGTCGTGTTAGCCACATCGCGCGTGTAGGGCGAATAGAACTGCTCATACAGTTCAGGCGTGATGCCCTGCGCGGCCCTGCGGGTAAGGTCCATGCCCTGAGAAATGGCGGGCAGAGCCATGCCCTGCGCCGCGTTAATATTGGCCAGACCCTGCTGTTGAGAAGGCGTGAAGCCAGCAACTAGCTGCCCAGTGTACGCCTGATAGGGCGTAGAGGTAGCCTGAGTAGCCATATCAATGGACTTCTTGTAGGCGTCTCTAAACTCCTTCGGCAACTGGAAGGAGGATGTAGTTGTTGAACTGCCCTTGCTGCCCACGCCAGTCTCCTATTAATTCAAGATTTCCTGATCAGGCACCGTGCCGGTCTTGATGCCATACAGGAAAAATGCGCCAGCAGGCGCGCCAAACTGCCTCTCATAGAGCCGCGTCTTAGCGTCAGTGCGAGAATTGCTGAGGATGCCAATCATCAGGGGCAATTCAAGTTCCTCGCTCACCTTCTTTGCGAACTCAACTAGTTTGCGTGCCCTTCCTCCCTTGGCAGCGCGGTATTCAGGATGCACGTAAACACACATTTCTTCAAGAAACATGGCGTCCGAATACCAATACTCCGATATGCGCAAAAGAACCAGTCCCTCAATGTGGTCCTTGTCGCCAATTACGCCGCAAATACCGCCCTGCTGATGCAAGGAGGGGCGCACCATGCCGCGTACTTTGTCCTCATTCATCTTGAAGACGCCATTCTCCCTGTTAACAAGGCGGGCAAGATGCATGATGCCCTCTTCGTCCTGCGGGGTGGCGATGCGTACATTAACTTCTGTCATGCGACTACTCTCCCTAATCGCGGCGAGGCGGGGCCAGTTTTTGAAGCGTCTTGATGGTGTTGGCCCGCTCACTCAACACCCATTCGTCCAAAGCCTTGTGACCAGCGTCAAGGTCACCGTCACCAAATCCCATCACAGCAGAGGGCGGGATAACATACTCGCCGCCAGCAGCAACAATAGCCACGGGAGAACCGTTCTCGCCAACTTCACCGCCAGAGGCGCGCTGCTTGACCATGTAATCAATGATCTCAAAACCATGCTCTGTATTCCCCTCTCCAATGGCGGAAACAATGTCCGCAGGGATCACGTAGGAGCCTGAAGGAACGTGCATCGGCAGATGATCAGTCCTACCCGCCACGGGAGCCTTGATGGGCCCTACGTGAAGCTTTGTGGCCTTCCCAATAGGGGTGGCAGGCTCAGGTGCCTTCTTCGCAAGTGCGAGAGCCTTATCAATGGACTTCTGGCCGGGTGCGGGCTTCTTGGCCATTTAGCTCTCCGAATAAGAAATGCTGACGTTTGTGCTGGCCCCCAACAATACAACCAAACCTTCAGTAAACGGCATGTTTACTGTTGTAATGCCTGTGCTTGCCGGGATGGGAAAGAGAATGTTGTCTGTTGTCGCCGCAGAAACTGATGCCGCATCATGGACGGTCCCTGCGCCAGCGCCGCTGTTCACGACAACATTAACAAGTCGGCCCGGACCACGCATGATGAGCGTGTCGCTTGTGATGCCAAGAAAAGAATTGGAACCGACAAAGCCAGCGTAAATCGTGCGGAACTGGGCAAGGGCTTCCGTCAGCAAGTTAATGCCAATGACGCCGTTCTTCTGTACTGTAACCAGATCATCAAGATTTGCCATGGCTTTCTCCCCTAGTATTTGCCGTCAGGCTGGAAGCGATAACGCAGCGCACCAATGCGCCAGAAGCTGCCAAGGTCAGTGCTGGAGGCACTAATAGCGACAAGCCTTCCGCGCATTCTTACGCTAAGGTATTGGGTCTGCTGTGTCACCGGGTAAGGACCGTACTGTATCGGCGTGTCACCCGGATAGTTGGTCACATAGAACGTGATGTTAACAGTAGCCGTCTTGGGTTCATCAACAAAGCCCCACTTCATATCAGGCCACACCTGATCAATGAAGACCATGTTGTCGCCCTCTGAGATGGCGGCATAGCCAGTCGTGAAGCCAGATGGCATGGCAACACCATCAGCGTCATTGGATGTTTCGTGCTGGTAGATGTAGAAGCCGCCAGACTGGCCAGCCACGCTTGTATTGGCAGCAGCAGCAATCGGCGGCCCCAGAATGGATTGGTCAATCCAAGCCGTGCGCCCGACAAGCACAGCGGGGTCATCCGGGTGCTGATAGCCGTAATCCCACTGGTTAAGGGCAACGTTATACTTCACATAGGCGTTAACTTCGCCAGTGCCGCGCTGAAGCGTACTCAAAGCTAGGCCAGTTTCCGGGTCAATGTCATTTGTGTAGTGGGCGGGGAAGAACCACGTAATTTCGTTGAACTGGCTGTTGGGCGCGCAACGAATGCGGTCTGTGTACGGGTTGCCATTGGCATCCACGCCCGGATAAAAGTTCTGGAAAACCTGATCCCAGACAGGGCAGGGAATGACCTCAACGCCATTACCGCCAAACTTGAAGAACTGCTTCTGGCTCATCCAGTAGACAACGCCGCCCATCTGGCCCGCCGCCTTCTGGGCAATCAGCCCAGCATTCGCGCCGATCTTGTTGAAGCCATAGATGAAGGGCTGGCCGATATACTGCATGGACCACAGGTCAAGATCAGTCCACAACAGGCCCTGCTGAGGCCCCTGAAGCGCACCTACGATGCGTGAGCCTGTAGGGATGCGGTAGCTGCCCGCCTGATTGTTGGCGGTTCCTTGCCAGACTGTGAAGTCCTCAAGGTCACACCAGCGCACCAGAAGCGGGTCCTGAATGGTGCCAAAGGATGAGCCGTAGGCAATGATCTGCCTTTGCGGCATCGCAACAAAAGAGCCTGTGTTGTAGACAGGAGAGTTAGGAATGTAGCTCAGGTTCTCAACCGCGCTGCCAACGGGCTGCCAGTAATAAATGGCACCATCTTTTGGGTTTGCGATGAGAATGGAACCCCAGTTATCAAAGCTCCAATCGTCGGCTGTGATAGCTGTTCCAGTCGCCGCAGCGGGCACGGCACCACTGCTATAAACGCCTTCATTGTAGACACCGCCGCCATACACGTAGTTGTCACCTTGATCAGCGCCGACGATGCTAACAAAGCTCTCAACGCGGATTTGAGCATTATTCTCATAAACTGTAATTCCCGCTGCGGCTGGGGTAGATGCTGTAATTTCAAACTGATCAGCGGTATTAACTTTTGATACTGTATAAAGTCCAGAAAGGGTGACACCAGAAATTGTTGTAGCAACCGGAATGTTGAATGTATCGCCCACGGCATAGCCATGGTTTTGCAGCCCAACAATAATCGTTGAGGAGCCACCCGTTGTTGTAAAGCTTGGCGGAAGCCCACCAAGAACAACTTTAGGGCTGACGTTGCCGCCATAAGATGAAGCTGCACCTACTACGCCAGCTTGAGTGTACGTAATGGTGTACAAAGTAATTGCAGAAATTGTTACAATATCATCAAAGCTGGCATCATCAACGCCGCCAACATAAACCGTTTGACCAACTGCGAATGGGTGAGGCTGGGAGAAGTAAACAGTAACGTTTCTGTCAGGGCTGGCGGCATCCGACACAATCTTGGAAATAGGGACCAAGATTTCTGGAATATCAATTGTCAGGAAGCCTTGACCAGTAGTCGTAACATCATAGGGCCCAAGCAAATTGATGTTGCCTAAATTGATGATTGTCGGGAAGAAAACATAAGACGCCGCGCTAGGGATAACGGGCATGTAAAGTGTAACGGCGCTGGAGTTAATGTCTGTTGTCAACCCAAATGCAATTACGAAAGTAATCGCAGTGGTGCCTACAGTGACTGTTAAATTGTTAGAGCAGTAAAAATGGTAATTTGCATATGTATTGCCCTCCTGAACAAGGAAGAGAGCGCCGTATTCAATATCTCCAGAACCCCACGCATCAAAGTCAGTAGCGCGCGTAAGAACCCATGCAACGGAAGGACTTCCAGCATTCGTGACTGTATAAACGCCGTTTCTTGCGCCAAAAACCTGATCTCTAACAAGAACGCGGTTACCAACCGACACAGAAACGCCGTCAATTGTAAGAGCCGATGGCGCGCCAGATTGCGTCAGGGTGGCACCAATACCTCCCGCACCATTGTTGTAAGTCGCACTCAAATTGATTGTTGTGGCTACTCTAACGCCAGTGTGAGGCAGCAATTCCGGCAAAGCAACGCCAGTTGCGTATAGGCTGGATGTCCCGTTTGCCACAAGCATTCTAGGCGTAACATCAGAAAGAGAAGAGTTCTCCTCACGATAAACCTGAGCGCCCACAGTGCCCTCGCCGCCAATTGCGAGGTATTTGTTGTTCTCAAGATCACTCCACGCCTTGAGCGCGCGGATGGCCCCAGAGAAGCCGCCTGCGATATACCGCGTCCACCCGCCAAGCTTCTGGACAAGGCCAAGGCCAGTCCTGTCAGGAACAAACCGCACAAGATCAGTATAGGAAATAGCCGCCTCGTTCAGGGCGGGTGTCTTGTTCGTATCAGTTCCGGGTATAAGCTTGAGTGTCGCGTGCGGCATGGATTACCCCCTGCCCGGTGTAGCAATGGGCGAGGGCGACATGGATGTCCAACCAGATGCAGCGTACTTCTTGCGGTACTCTTCCACAGTCGCGCCGCGCAGCAGGGCCTGATACTGGCTCTCATAAGACTGCGCCATCTGCGGGTCATCACTCTGGCGGCCAAAGTTGCGCTGGTAGCCACTGATGAAGATCATGGAAGCCATCAGGAACAAGTCAGGCAGATACTCAGAGATGAACGTTGTGGTGTTTACAGCGGACAAAGTGGGCGGCCTCACCGTGCCCAAAATCTCCAGCGTGTAGGCGGCATCCGGCCATGGCCCCAGAGAGAAGGACCGCTCATCAATCATGGCGAAATACTGCGGCACGGCAGAGTTTTGAGAGCTAGGCCAAGCATACTGGATGTATTCCTTGGACACAGGCAGGAGGGGAACGCGGGTGCCGTTGTCAGGGTTTGTCGTGCCAGCGGGCGTAATTACGTTAACATTCTGAAGCGTGACAAACGTACCAGCGGGAATAGTGACCTTGGAGCCGCCAGATGTGGTGGCGTAAGAAGTGTTCGCGCTGACCGTGGAAAGTAAATCCAAGTCGCGGTAAATGCGAAGCTCAGCATAGTCAATCGTGCTGGGCAGAATAGAAAGCCAGTTGGGGTC